GCCACGAACATAAATCCGACAATTGATATTTTAAGTATCTCAATCATATTGAACATTAAAGACTATTGAACAATCCGTTTCTGCGATAGCTGTAAGACGATGATGACCATCAGTAAGTTCTCCTTTTCGGAACTTGATAGGCATACCCATGCCATTTCTCCATCTGCCGGAGAGCATAGACTGTTTGTACTTTTCCAGTTTTGTGGGATTTATAATGTTACCACGATGGTATCTTGAAAGCATATCCAATGCTTTTTCCCTGTTAATACGTTCCGCAACCCTCATATTCTGCCCTCCCTGTTATACAAATAGCAAACTCTGTTTCTATCTCCAAAGCAAAAAAATCATAAGGCGCAAGCAAGTACTGTGTTTGTAACTCGTTGTAAGTGTAATTTCCGAAGATAGCATTACTCCTTACCATCTGACTTACTACTTCCGGTAAGATACGTACAAAAGGCGATGAATCAAACGGAATAATCGGAATAGCACGTATGATTTCCGCAATAGCGTTGGTTGAAGCATTACATATTCCATTCTTACAGCCGTCAGGATAGAGAAGTCCGGTATTTAACCAGCACACCAGACGAAGTCTTGATCGGTAGAGTTTCATTGCTCCCTGGGCGCTTACAAAAGACACTCCGAGATCTTCAAAATAAAGAACAGATTTTTTTGATGAATCTGGTGTCAGGTCTTTGTACATTCCCGTAATACAGTCGTCAGCGGTAACACAACAAGCCACAGGAAATGATTTGACGGTTTTTGTCTCATCGACTTTAACTGCCACATAAGCTGTCTGAACAAGTCCTGCTATCTTATCAACAAAACTGCAACCTTCGATCTCTGCTCGTATTATGTCAGCAATGGCTCGGTTCATAATTTTTAATATCTATACCAATCTGCTGGTGTTTTATAAGAATAGCCACTTGCAGGCGTCCCCACTCTTTTACCGTATCTTGATCTTGGTTGTTGTATCTTATAAAATGACCTTCTTATACCGCCATAATATTTACTTGATGACTTTCCCCTGTATTTTCCTGTCATTCGGTGAGGCCCTGCGGCATTTTTATTCCCTATCGGTGCTCCCATGATTTTATGTTTTAAAGTCCGTTTTTACGAAATATTTTCAATAGTTGTTCGTTGTACACTTCCCAAAGCAGTTCTTTTTCAAACTGCGACAATTCCAGTATCGGCCCACGTGATCCGGTGTTCCATTCAAGTTTTTCCTGATCTTCTACCGTAGTCGCTGCTATTTTGGCTATGCCTTTCCGGTGTTGGTCTGGTGAGCTGAATAATTTTATATTTGCCCACATCCTTCCGGTAAACTGGAAATCTACATATCCTTTATAACGACCAAGAGCCATCTTGTAGTTCTTATATCCGGGTTTATAGTCCCTGAAAGCTATCCCCTCAGCATTTTTACCTGTTTGAGTGACACGTTGACGTATTAAAGCAATAGCATCGTTGGCAAGTTTGACCATGATCTGTTCTATTGCCCCGCCTTCAAGGTCTTTCACGACCCCATCAATTCTTTTACTCAGTTCAACAGGTGTCATTTATTAAACTTACGTGCTGCATCAAGGTTATGAATGAATTTAGTCTTACGGCTTACCGATCCGCCGAAATATTTTCTTGCAGAAACTCTTTTTGATGCTGCGGTAAACATCGAGCTTCGCCATCCCCGATTGAATCCCATGCTTAATATCCTGACATCACGTTGTGACATGGTGCTTTTCTGTCCATAGCCCCTTTTTTTGTGAGGCCCTGCTGCGTTGCGGTTTCCAAATGGTGCTCCAATAATTAAAGTATTTGATGAACTAATCGAAATCCATGAGGACTTTTACATTGTAAACACTCATTACGTTCGTCCTCAAAATTCTCAGCAATGAATTTTATCATCTCAGCATACCGTGAATTATAATAAGCACGATTGTTGTTCCATTGTTCTATTCCGAGTAGTGTTTTTTTTGAAACTTCCTCTGTATCCATGATATAAGCGGAAAGAAATTCGCCTGTCTTGTACCATATAGCATTAGCAATAGCAAAATCAACCTTATTTCCTGTCCAGTCAGAATGTTCACTACATAACGTAGCGTGGATGTCACACATAAAGTCTCCGTGTAAGATCATCCCTGCACCTTCACGTGAAGTAGTCCAATCGTCTCTTTCCGAAAGATCATCCCCTGCGATACCCGCCATCATAGCCCACTCAGTCCATATCTCACGTGAAGGGCCGTAACATGGATTTTCAATGTCAAAGCACCAATGGTATTTTCCACAGTTACATGTGAGTTGGTTGTTGTATGGCTGTCCCGTAGTCGTATAAATGAAATAATAGTTTCCACCGAGTGGCAAAGAAAGCGGGGTTATCGCATTATAACGAGGACGACCAGCAGTGCTTTGCAGTTCATAAGTGTACAGAAGATCATACTCATCATAGATATTCAATGTGACCGCTTCTGTTACATTAAGGATCAAATAAATGCCATGAAGGTTAAATGCTCCACCGATAATATCTGAAAACATCCTCTGACCGTGATACGGATAGTCACTCAACAGAGAGGTAAATGACTTGTAGCCTATATCACCGATGAATCGTTTCCTTACAGGCTCAAACCGTTCAAGTATCATTTTAACGATATCGAACTTAAAAGCATTGATAGAGTTCTCACGGGCGTTGGTCATCTTCTCCCATATATCATAATTACCACCGAGAGAAGCTAAGAAGCGTTGGGGCATACCGGGGAGTTCGTCTATATAAAGACCAGAATCGGATATTGCATAAGCATCATCCCATTCATCCGTAACACAGACATCTTCTTTGCGGGAGAACCCAACGACATAATCATAACAGGTATTTACTGACATAACTTAGATTTTTAAGGCCATCCACGACCGTATTTTTTTTCCATCAGATTAGTATATCGGGAGATCATACGCATCTGACCCTTATAGGTTGTTGATTTTAGGATTCTCCCCCCTCTGCCGATATATGTCCTTCGTCTGCGGTGAGGCCCGGCTGCATTCTTATTACCGTAAGGTGCTCCCATGATTATTCAGTATTAAAAGAAAAAAACTCCCATAAAAGTACGGGAGTCTTTTACATATACATAAAAGTTTATCTTTATTTTACTGCTCCGGGCCAGTACCGCACTCGAACACGAGAATCCCGGTGTTATCTTCGTCACACGGATAAGGGTTGACAGCGAGAAGTCCATGAAGTTTTATCTTCACAGCTTGATAGAATTCATCACCTTCGCAAGTCTCTTTCATGGTGATATCATAGAACACTCCCGGCAGGTTCAGTGATTCTTCGCTCCATTCCCAATACTGACCTGCACGGTTCACAGCGTTGGCTGCATTGAGTGGGTTCCATGCTTTGTTGAGGAAAGCCACAGCTGTCTTATGCAGAAGCAGCGACTGTCCTGGGGCGATAGTTTCAACATTTTCCGGGTCTTGGTACACCCTGAGGGTGTTCATCTTCCTGAAATTTCCTACTCCGTTGGCGTTTCCGGCTTCAAGAGGACGGTTGAAGATAAGCTGATACAGGTTGTTCCCACTGATAAGATACGGGTTACGGAACTTGTTGAGCCTCCTGACCTGATCGAAATATGCCCAGATGCCGTCATCCCAATATGCCGGAGCAATGTAGGTAGTTGTTCCGACAACTGTTCCCTGACCTCCGGTATAAAGGTTTGTGCCAGCTGCTGCAACGATTCCCGTAAGGATGTATTGAGCAATATATTTATCGAGTGCAGCCATGTGGATGAGCTTGTTGAAGGCGAGAGCCTGCTGCATCTCGATTGTCCGGTCACGGTATGCCCTCATAGGCACTTTGAAAGACGATTCCTGCAGGCAGTCGACATCATAATCCTTGCACGAAGGATCGGCATCGTCGCCAGTGATATCACAGTCTGAGGAACATGAAGAAGTAGAAACATCACATTTCGTAAGCCACTCGACTTTGAGTGTTTTGGTTTTTGAACCAAGAATCTCGGAAAAGTTGACCGATTGGTTTTCAAGCACAGCTTTTGCGCTGACAACGTCTGCAATAAGATCGTTGTTTTTCATAGGATCATTCCAGATGTCATCAGCCATTTTCTGGATGACATTCAGGTATCCGCAAGTAATTACAGTTGACATTTTTACAATTTATTTGATTACATACTCCGTTAACTCTTTTCTTCTTGCGGGAGTTATAGCGGGGTCACGTAACATTGTAAGTCTCTCGTCTTCGGATTTTGGGAATTGTTTGTCTGTTCCAGAATGTTCTTTATTTCCCGATGATGATCTCTGCTCAGCTGTCTGGAACTCGAAATATTTCTCCATTAGTTCCTTTGTGTATTCATTAAACACTTTGTTATAGCCATGATCATCTTTAAGGGCGTTACCTTCTTTGTCAAGGACGAGGATTGTACCATCTTCTGCTATCTGATAGTTGCCGGATTCAAGCTCACGAATGAATATCTGCTTCCACTGCTCGGCTTTGCGAGGGTCTTGCGGAAGGATAGGCTTAGCTTCTGCTAACTGATCGAGTGCTTTTGTGCGGACACTGTCAAATATTTTTGATCTCTGGTACTCTCTGTCTTTGTCATCGAGTTTTTTCTGCCATTCCCTGTCACGAGCCTTCTGTTCTTTTTCCCATCCGGCACGTGCAGCAAGGAATTCCGGGTGTTTCTGAATCGACTCCGAAGATTTGGATTCACTTACCTTCTCAACGATTATGTGATCCACAAGGTCTATTCCCACAAGTTCAGATTCGACATTGTACTTTTCCTTTATCTCACGTTCAATTTTCTGGGCGCCTTCTTTTACACCTCTCTTGTACTGATCGTTCTTTTCGCCTGAGTGTCTTGATACACGTTCGGCATCTAAGTCGATAACAGGAGTAAAGTCAATCAAATCTCCAGCCTCGTTATAGAGTGAGGCAAGTTTCTCCGGAGTGATTTTGAACAGTTTCACCAAACTGTCATCCAGTATTTTACGTTCTTCTGGTTTCACTTTTTCTTTTCTTTTACAGGTTTCTCCACGAAAGGAGGCTTAATAAACTTCGGTGCTTCCACGCCTGTGATCTGGTAGCGTCCGAGCATACCGAGTTTTTTGAGTTTGTCCAAGTCTTCTTCTGAGACATAGTTGATTTTGCCTGTCCTTCTAGACTTCAGCTCATACTGTTTCATTTCTTTGTCTTTTTGACGGGTGCTTTCTTCTCCACGTTAAGTGGAGGTTCGACTTTTTTTATGATGAGGTCAGGTTTTTGAACTTCTATTTTTGGAGGGATTTTCAGAAGTTCGGGAGGCACTTCTTTTGAGATCGCTTTTTCGATCCTTGCCTTAAAATGCTCTTTGGCAATCTTGAAGGCAGCAGCTGTCATGCGTTGTGATCGTCCATCGACAATTACATTCAATTTTTCATCTTTCATAATTCAAAAAACAATTAAAGGTTCAATATTAAACTATTTTTTTCAAATAAACAAATCATTCTACTGAGAACAAAACGGAGTTATCCATCCTTTCAGCTTCTTTTTCCGCTTCTTTATCTCCTTTTTTGGCTTTTTCCGTGAGTCTTCCGAATTTAAGCCAGTCTTCTGAGGCTTCAGTACAATCTAGGTTTATTATAAGTTTGCCTCTTTTAATTTCTGTCGGATTAGCATTTTTTATCATTTCCAATTGTAGTTACGTGTTTTAATGTGATTTTTTATTGTCAGTTCAAAGTCACCGCCAAAGATAATATATTCCGATTCTTCCATATAGGAGCGTGTAAGGTTTGAAAAGAGGTCTTTGTGAAGAAAAACATCGGACTTGGTTATTTTCCTATATACAGTTATGCCTGCTGAGTTTGCACCAAAGGTATTTGCAACTTTTTCGCTTTGTGTATATCCTGCAAGGGGTGCATCTTTAATGATAACAGCTTCTTCTCCACGAGCCAAAGCCTTTTCTACATCAACCCTCATTTCCCTGCCAGTTTTCCCGCTTGTGCCACGATAAAGAAATCTAGGCTTGAAGTTTATAGTATCAAGATATGCTTGGTTAAAAGCCCTTATCTTCAAATAGTGTTCTTTCGTCACATAATTGCCTGCTTCTACATTTGGCCCAAATCCATCAATACTGTCTGTTGACCATTCAGATCGTGAAAATCGTATCTCCCCATTGATTTTTTCAAGTTTCAAAGCCCAATATTTAAGTGAAGCTGGAAAGCGTTTCTGTGTCGATGACTGCCAATCTTCCATTGCTGTTTTTGCAGTAGGGAACTCTTTTCCCATCACTTCGTTTATCATACCTGAATACATTCTCGACTTATTCTCACGGAACTTATCCCATTCGTCTTTATTTTGTTTCAATGAATCAAACAGCCATTCGTATTCTTTTTTGTAAGTAAGGTAGTTTTCAGCATCATCTTTTTCCTTGAAGTGATTAGCAATAGGATCAGTAAATTCTTTGATTTCTTCTTTTTTATCAATATCAGGTCTGAGTTTTTTTGCAAGTTCTTCACTTATAAAAGCAGCTACATGACGGCAGCTATAACCTCCTAAGTCTATAAGTGGATCATAGCCGGAATAGTTCATATATCCCGGTGTCTCATATAGATTGTCAGTGACAGTATGAGTAGCCGGGAATTCGCCTTTTGCAAGTGATTTCTGAGGTGTCCATGTCTTCCATTCCTCAGCTTCTTTCGTTGTATAAACTTTGTCATTATGAGCAATACAAAAGTCACGTGAGTCTCTTATCAAACCGCCTTGATAAATAAAGTGGCGCATCCCGAATTCTTCAGCTAACGATAAGTTATAAGTTCTATCCCATTGCTGATAAAGATCATAAATCAACCATTTAAGCCGTTTTTCAAAAAGTCCCTTTTTATGCTCATCCCCAATCATCATTACACGCACCAACTTACGGAACTCATCCATATTTATCTGTGAACTAACGGCTTTCGACATTTCATGTTTTACATCTGCTAAGTAGTTAGTATCAATCAAATCCATTATCAGACCACCACGAACCAATTTACCTCCCTTCAATCCAAAGCGGAGGTCAGTTTTATTGCGTGTAGACTCCATGATATCTTCAAACCTTTTTGGCAGATTTCCGGTAAGTGCGACAGTGAAATAGTCATGATTGAAGTCAATAAGTTTAGTTGAAGTGTTGTCAATCTCACCAAGCAGTTTTTTCATTATCACCTTACGAAAGCCGTCATACACTTTGTCAATTTCAGCAAGTAATGAATAGTTCTCAGGTGTGTCAAGGATTTCACCATTCTTTGTTTCCAGCATGGGAATGACTTCGGAAATAATCTGATCCAAAAGGTCGGACTGCAGCTTGATTATTGTGTTTTCAAGCTTACCTATCTGTGAATCAATAAATGATTGCTTATTATTCACAAGATCCTGAATCCTTCTCGGTATTTTCATAGTATTCTTTTTGAAGCCTTACATAAGTGGCTTTTATACTTTCCAAGTCCCATTCATCCAATGTTATTCCTGTAAAGCGAAGGTAGTTAAAAATAGCCTGTTCGATTGTCATTGCTGGTAAAATGGATGTCTGTCCTTTGATGAAAAAGAATAGTCCGAGGTTTTCTGCGTTCCATTTGTAGTATCTCGGAAAGAATTTAGTCACCCTCTTTTCTTTTGGCATATCTGCGGCTTATTGATTTGTATTTGATCTGTGAATCATAAGAAATACGTTTCTGCTCACGAAATGGAAGCGTCTTTAATGTCATTGATGCAATGTGATCAATCTGGATATTACAAAAAAGGCCATGTTTGACGTTATTGTAAATCAGTTGGTCAGAATAAATGTTGTCTGAGTACCAGAATTCCATTGATTCATCAAGTCTTCCTATTTTTTCATAGCCTTTCCGTGTAAGAAAAATACACCATCCGACTATGTGACGGCCTACTTGATAGCCGTGATAAACATAGTTCCCTCGCTGAAATGTTTTCTGCCGGGGATCAGTTGAGAGCGCACAGGCAGATTCATATTCATTAGCAAGCATAAGTTCACCGATAATTGACCAGCCTTTGTGAAAAATTATGTCGTTGTTGGCAAGGATAAATATATCGGATTTTGCTTGTTTAATGCCGATGTTCAAGGCATAGTTATAACAAAAAACATTTTTATCATATTTGACAAAAGTGTCAACTCCTGTGAAGTTCTTGAACTGCCCGTTCGTTTCGACCATTATCACATTCAGGTCACATTTGTCCAAACGAGCAGAATCAATACATCTTTGGGTTATGTTGAAAATTTTGTCATTGATGGTTTTTGTTATGACTATAAGATCATATTTCATGAAATTTTCTTTTGTTTATTTTCTTTTCTTCTTTCTTTTAATTCTTTTACTTCTTTCTTTCTTTCTTTCTTTGTTCGGCATCCGTTCATCATATGTTCATCACGTGTTTGTTACATGATATAGTTTTTGCCCGGAGTTGACTGATTCAGACCTATATGGCGCATTTCAAGCTCCTGTAGGTAAGCGGTATGATAGCCATGATTACGGTAGAACATTCCGATATTAAGATCACCAAGTTTTAGGTGTCTAAATTCTTTACATAATTTCTCAACAGCCTCCCTTCGTCCGAGTTGAAAAGCACCTCCGGTATGAGTAGTATATTCTACATTATATCCTTCAAGAAACGATTTTCTTAATGTTCTTGGCTTGAAGTTAGGGTCTAAAAGCAGGTCAACGGGACTGATAACATGGTCAGGATGCTTCTCAAGGAATTTTACCATTTTTCCTATTATTCCCTCAGTGACGGTTTCAACATCATTGTCAAGCTTCAGGATATAGTCATACTTCCCACTAAGTGCTTCAACTCCTAAAGCAAAAGCATAAGCAATACCCATGTTTTTTTCAAGCGGTATATGATATTTGTATTTGATCCACTCTTTTGTTTCATCTTCACTTCCATTATCAACAAAGAGGTGAAAATCAACATCGGTCTTTGAATAGAAAGATTCGATTGTCTGTTTCGTAAGTTCAATACGATTGTATGTGATTGTAATCGCTGCTATCATAAGTCATATCCTGTTGTCTGATCCCCCGGTATATGGCATACATAGTATTCCGGTGTGGGGATTTTTGTAAAGTTATTGAATTTAAGAAGTTGTTCGATAAAATAATGGTCATGCGCATAGCCCCGGAAATCCCATGCGACACTCAAATCTTTTTTATGGCAGATGTTTGATGTGCCATGTCTACCCATAACTGTAATGTCACACTTGTTTTCGTACCACACTCTCATACGTGGATTATACCGGATGTCATTGTACCAGACCCAGTCATAATTTCCGATATTGTCTGCTATTGTTTGAATGTGGTTCTCACCATAAACATCATCAATATCAAGGTAGGTTATATATTTCCCTTCAGCTTCTTCGATACCTTTGTTTCTTGGCGTTCCCGAAAAATGCCCTTTGCGTTCGACAAAGAAGGATTTTATGTTAAGATCTGAAACAATCTCAATAGTCTTTTTGCAACCGTCAGCTACAACAATAATTTCAAAGCCTCTGAATGTCTGGCTCTGAATGGAGTTGATTGCACGTAATATTTTTTGCTCACGGTTACGTGCAGCACCACCATAAGAACCCAGATAAGAAGCTATCACAACGCTAAAAGTCACCATTGCCTGTATTTTGATACATCAAAACTATTACACCCTTCCCGGATTTTTATTGTCTTGATAACATTGTTAATAACAAGTGAATAACTGCCTGTGTCTAAACGCATAGTAACAAAGCCTTTATTAAAAGACTGTGATGTGCAAGTGGGAGTAAATCCTTCGCTATATAACTCTTTCTGTCCATGAACGCCTTTTATGGAAATGGTGTAAGGTGCACCTGAAGTATAAAAGACAGAATTGTTAGTATCATCATAAGGTGTCACTTCCTCACAAGCCACAAGAAAAAGTATGAAGATCAGTTTTCTCATTGCTGAACATATTGCTCAAACTCTGCCTGTTTTTGTTTGCCTATCAACTCCATATAAACCGCAACTTTCTTTGCAACTTCTTTTCTTATCACATCCATGCTCATCTCATATATTTCCGGATTTTCTGCTTCCAAATCCTGAAAGATTGATTCCATGTTTGTCCAGAGGATAACATTAAACTCCGTAGTATTGCCTGAACTCAGGATGTATTTTATGTTTGAATCAGAGTAGCCACGGAACGGGTTGATGGAGTTTTTTATACGCATCACCTTAAGCTCATCGGGTCGGTCAGAATAAAGAATCTCGTTTATATCATCTTCGATAGCTGCTATTGTAGATGTCGAGGCGTTGGCTTCCTTTGCCATCTTAAGCTCTGACATAAGTTCAACCAATCCTTTGAACTTGAAGTTTTCCGGGAACTGATGGTCAACTGTAAGATCAGGCAAATCAATATAGGTAGAAATGTCTTTTACTACATATTCCCAAACTGAAGAATAGTGTTGGGCAAAATCATAAAGAGTATCATTAAGGTTGTCTGTCTCCAACAATTTTTCGGTTGCAGTGATTGATACCTGTTCCCTTGTGTAAAGATCGGCATTGAACATCATAGCATGAACAGACTTTTTCAGATACTCCAAGTAGTCTTTTTGGAAAGTTAACAGTTCTATCGGTGGAGACTTATAAACAAGCATCTTTTCCAGATCAAAAGCTGTTGAAGGATCGTTTGGAAGCGAAAGGACAATAACGTCCTGTGTTCCTGCATGGATAGGTTCATGCCCCGTCCCTCCGCAATGCGGACATTCGGTGTTATCTATCAAGAATCCTTTTCGGCATCCCGGATTCTTACAAGGCGTGGCATACATAAACCTTTGTGGAAAGGCGGTAAGAGAAGTAGAGAGGTCGAGTTCAGAATCTATTTTTAAAGTCTTTTCAAGAAAAGGCACTACCTCATGGAAACATGATGTCAAAGTACGGCCTTTTGTAACAGGATCTTTCTTATAGCCGAACCGTATTGCAGGGACTTTTTCATTCTTTGGTTCGAAGTATTGAACGGAATAGAATTTCTTTGCCAACTCTAATACTTCTTCATCCATCCCTTTTGATGCTACCTGAGTAAAGACTATCGTGTCATTTCCGAGATAGATTGTAAATTTATAGCCGTCACGTTCAATACCGTTATCCATATAGGTTATCGGAAGCCTGACAACAACATATTGGAGTATCTCGTTTTTATACCTGAAGTCGATAACTTCTTTGGATGAAGCGATAAAAGGATATGGTTTTGCTTTTTCAGTCTTAGGATCAAAGTCATCAAATTCAGTTATCAAAAAAGCATTCGGGTCGAGATAGTTATAGTCGACAAAAGCATATTCCATATACTTGTCAAGCGACTTGTCGCCCCAATAAGTGTTTATATACTTTTCCAGTTCAGTTTTTTTATTCTCCGATTCTTCAGGGAACTCGATTTTTCTCGTAAGTGGCTTTTTTCGTGTAACCTTTTTGAACGGAAGTTTTGTTGAATTGATCGTGGAGGGAATGATAGATCGGTATATTCGTTTGATTTGATCGAATTCTTCAGGTGTAACACGTGTTTCAATCCTTTGCAGCAGAGATTCTATTTTGTCGCCAGTCACCATCTTGTAATACAGGTCGGCAAGATCGGTAACACGCTTATAGTCTACATGAGTCGTATCTTTGTCCACAATAGTCTTAAGCAGCTCATAACCATCTTCTTTAATCATAGAAATATGTTTTTAATAGTTCCACAATCAGATATTCAAATGTATCACCGAGGTGTCCGTATTTCTGGTACTTCTCTTTGGTGTCGGGGTCTGTGTAGAGGTCTTTGTTTTTTGCCCCATCAATGCCTTGTTTACAATACATAAGGTCAGCAACCAAATGATGGCAGTTTTCGCCTATCTCAACCCTGACGGGCAGCTTATCTTCAAAGAGCTTGTTTGCAAAATCACGCCTTTGTATGCACGAAGGGTTTGAACGCACAACACAATCAGAGTAGTTGTTAAGGTATTTTTTAAGTTTGAATTCAATTATTTCGTAATGATGCTTAAACTCTTTCGACATCGTTGTGCGGTTTCTTCCCGTAGCATCACCGTAATAGAAAAGCCCTGCCTTGTGATCCGGGTATCTTCGTATAAATTCGTCACATACTTCTTCTGTCGAGTTGCGGGGGTTTGGCAAAGTGATCTCGTCAATAGCCCGTAGAATATATTTGTTTTCAATGTAGTCTATCTGCCAGATTGAAGCAGAATTATAAGGAACGGAGTTTTGGTCAAATGATATATGGATAGGTAAATTAGAGAGATAATGAACCTTTTTGACATGCTTTAACCTGTCGAAAGAAGAATAGAATTCACCTCCGGTTAAGGTGAAGGGATTCGCATATATCAGAGCCTTGCCACGTTCCTTAGTGTTTTGCGTCAGGACATTGTTTATGTAATTCTCACCTACGTTTTGAACATTATGATAAGTCGAAGAAATGGTTATAAATTTATCTTCAACTTGAAGTTGGAAAAAGTCGTTGTTGTTGTAAATCCTTGCGGAAATCTCGTCAATGTACTTATCAAGTCCAAACCAATTATTGATCCAGTCGACTTTTGCGGGTGAAGTAGCAATAAATAGCGGATTATATTGTTCTTTGGCTGTTCCTGTTTCAGACAATAATCCATCGACAATATACATCCCTTTCTGACGGATTCTTGCGATAATGATCTCTTTAACATCTTCTTCTTTAGTGTCCTTCGTCTCATCAAGGACAGCCCATCCGAACTCTTTTCCTTCATGTGCTTTAGCATTATCCATTGAACCTACAAACACAACACAACCATTGCAGAAACTTATTATGCCATAGTAAGAATCAAACGAATGACCATCCGTAGGCCATCCCGAAGGAGGTGTTTTGTTTATGACATATTGACCAAATGGCCTTGAATCCTTATTGTATTCGTGAACGCCTATTGACTTCCAGTATTCTCTTATTCGGAAAAGCGTTGAATGTTCTAATTGCAAGTAAGTATTTGCACCGATGAAACCACGAACATTCGGGAACTTCTTAATAAGCTGCATGGTCTTTATTCCAAGCATGTGAGTTTTTCCCGATCCCACTCCGGCAAGAAAAAGTGAAATTGGCGAAAGGCTCTTAAGTACTGCCTTCTGAGGTGCTGATACTTTCTGAGTTATTTTTTCAATAATCTCCATACTTGTTTTCAATTTTTACTCATCATATCATCATAAGAATATTTCTTATTATCAAGAAGCGCAAAACATACTTCTGGTTTTCTTGCATAATCATCATTTATATTAATAGGCATACCTTCTCGTACTTCACTTAGTTTGAGATAGACTTTTGCGTGCTTAAGTTTATTTTTTTCAATCAACTCATCATCCAAACCCCCATAGGAGGCAGTAAGAATAAGGTTTGATGGTATCTGATCTCTGACTATCAACCAATATTTTATAGACTTAGTAAATCCCCAGAAGTTTATTTTAGGATTTTCTTTTGCTATTTCAATCCACAAATTAAGGTATTCAGGCGTAAAGAAATCCCCGGAAGCATGGATTCTTACATTCTCACAATCTGTTGGCAATTGTGGTTTGCCACCACTTTTGATCAGTTTAAGATTTTCCCATCGACTTTTCCTTACAGCAGGGTAGCGTTCCGCATAAGCGGCATAGCACTTGAATTTACCTTTTGGGATAAGAAATTTTCCACTTATCCTATCAACATAAACTTTACATTCCTTAGCAAATGGGCAAGTGTACCCGCTTGGAAGATTCCACTCATAAACATTTCCGGTGTAATATGTCGTGTTCAAAACAAACCCCATTTTTATTTAATGATTATATCGGGCAAAGTCGGAAGATTAATATTCTGATCAATCTCGGACTTTTCTTTCTGGTTCAGGAATTGTTTACCGAGCCAAATTTGCATTGTTATGTTTGGAGGATTATACTTACGTTCAAGTATATTTCCCTGCTCATCCCTTATGATTTCCGTGTACCCCTGAGCCCCACGAGCCTGTAATCGTCTTAATGAAACTTTGAAATTCTGGTTTCCCTTTTTTACATACTCGTCAAAAGGGATTCCATGAACAGCCTTGCACTTGCGCTCCATTGTTGACCATGACACGCCTAAAACAGCTACCATTTCTTCACAAGTGCAACCGATCCTCCGTAGTTTATCTGCTTCGTTCCAGTCGACTTCAACCTCTGCTATTTTGTCGCCCTTTTTCAGTGTTGTAGAGCTTCTGCGTTGCGGGTATCTTTTTTTTGTTTCTGCCATAGTCCTATTGCTTCCCATTGTGAAGGTATGACGTGAATCATAACACCTTGATCTTTAAGTATTTTCAACATTCCTGACCTGTGTTGCAATGTCTTTTTACCTGACAAAAATATAACATCTTCGATTTTTGTGATTTGTAGAAGTTTTCTTAATGCTATATTTTCACGGTAGAACCATTTTGTTTCCCAGTGGTTGTCGTCAATAATCATTGTTCCGAGATTTTCGGGAAAACAATCATTGTATTCGATATCAAGTATATTGTTGTAGTTGAATATTATTTCAAATCCTTTTTCCTGTGCATAGATGGCTCTCTCGAAATTTGTTTCCATATTTTTTAACTGGCGTTCTTCGGGATCACTATAAAAGACAGAGAAATCCATCATGCATATCTTATTCAATCCCCATTCTTTATAACGGTTGAGGGTTTTGTCATAAGCTTTATTATCACGAAACCTGTCGATGAAATAGTCCCATTCAAAGAAGTGTGGTATTATTTGCCAGGGATTGTAGATTATAGAAAGTCTCTCAAAAGCTTTTGGCACAAGTTGGGATGCTAGAATAAAGACATATTCGTTAAGGGATTGATTGCGGTATAGAGTCTTCCCACCGCATAATACGGATATTGATGCATCTTCTCCCAGATGTGCAACATTATTCTTTAATTTCGGCAGGACGGCTTTCATATTCTTTTTTTCCGAATGAATAATCTTTTGATTTCTCAAACTTAAAACCGCAGTTAGGGCATTCTATCATCTTTGGTTGTCCTTCGGCTAATCGCTCAATGTTTTCCGCATTAAAGTTGTCTGGCTGGATGTCGGTCATATAATCCAAATAGAACATCGGAAGGTCTATGTCTGGAATGTCTGTCATTGCGGCTATGTCGTCAAAATCTTCTTTAATCCCGTGTATATGTAAGAACTCATACATTCCCTCATAGGTTATCCTTGCATAACGGGAAGAAAATATAAGGACATATTTGGCTGCTGTTTTTTTGTCAGGGCAATCAATAAATAAAGCAGGGAGCTTGTCCGGGACAATTACATTTTCTTCGATAAGTGATTTAAGGGCATCGACACGGTGCTTACCGTCTAAACAGTAAATCCCTTCATCTGCCTGCCATACTTTGAATGGATCAATAAAGTCATTGTTGCGAAGTGAGTTTTTGAGTTTATTAAACTCATCATTACTCATCTCCTTAAATTCCGGGTTTTGCAGAATAAGCAGTGAGCGCCAGTCTATCTTTGCGAGTTTGATAATTTTGATTTCCATGCTTTGATTGTAAATAGTGGTCTGTAACCCATCAACTGACGTTTATTGTAAAAGTTGACAAGTGTTTTGTTAAGTGAGATTCTGAAAAGTAGGGGATATAGGATTTTCACGAGGTTTAATGCTGCTTCCTCAGTAAAAGGGCAATAGAATCCGTCTTTATGCTTGACTGAATAAAGATAAATGTTAAGGTCTTCGCCTTTGAATTTAGGAAATATAGGGAAAAGGCGGCAGTCGTAGGGTTTGTACTTGTTATCACAGGTCTGTAAGTCTTTGGCCCTGCAGACTGCCACTTTTCCACCATCGGGATAGTTGAATCGTATATCGAGATGGTCTATGTTTTTTTTGTTGTCAAGTTCTTCGGGATAGATGTAAACCCCGCCTCCGAGATGGTCTGATGTTCCTATCTTGGTGCAGCACATCCATTGACATATATGTGCAAATTTAGGGCAGTCGCTTGATAGACCTATTACATCTGATAACATAACTGACAAATTTACATAAAAAGGATTGAAGAAAACAAGTTCAAATGTTAAATTTTTAATCTGACATAAAATTAATAAATGATTTATTTTTAATCTTGAATCATTTTTATTATATTTATATATCATATTAGAAAGATGAAAACACAGGTCACATTACTCAAAAAAGGCGACTTGTTCCAGTTGAAGGCCGTAAGATCGGCAACTTCAATAGTCGCAAACCTCGGGCAAACCGTCAAGAACGAAGACCCCGACATTGTTTCCTACCCGCTCGAATATCATTACGATGCAGAATCCGAGCAACACTACAAAGGAGTTATCAACAAGCTCTTTTCCCGTTGGATCGTAGACCTTATGGTTGACGACAAAGGACGAGTTCCCAGAGGAAAGCTCGGTGCAGAAGCATGGATCACCTCTTATCTCTTTAATTCTTCAGGTGAGATGTCCGATATTTTCAATAGCGCCATCAACGGAACTCTTGAAACTGAAGAACCTGAGAATTTCAAGGTCATCAAAGCAGACCTCAAAGATGTTCCCCATGAAGTAGTGAGTCCTTATGATGACATTGCACCATGCGGTTCTTTTGAACAGCTCCGGGCAGCCGTAAAGAAAGCCCGCAAGTCGGAGAAAAAGACTGGCAAAGCACATACAGTCATTGAACATTCAACAGGCAACAAGACAGTCATCCTTCCGAAAGGTGCAGTCAAGAACAAGAAAGTACGTAAGCCAAAAGCTGAGAAGATATCAGTCGAGAACATACACGAGGAAAAGCCGAAGCTGACAGAAGCCCCCGAAGGATTCAAACTTATTGGAAGACATAGCGAACAGGTAACATACAAACTTTAACACATGTTCAACTGATGAACAACATACGTTTACTCTTGGAAAGGGTTCTTGACCAGGGAGGTTATTACACCCTTGAATGGAAATTTGATCTTGCAGTTTTTGATATTCGCTGTTATGAGCTGGTCGGAAACTCAGCAAGGATACGTGTAATCTTTCTTTATACTGATGAAAGCTTCAGTGCTTTTATCGAAGATCGAATGCTTGACCAATACGGTACAGAACAACACATAATCAAACTCTTAAATTTATGAATGAAATCAATCAATGGCTCGCTGAAAACCACGAGCAGATCGTAAAGATCAAATGGAAATTTGTTGTCCGTACATCGGACGGCTATTTCGGCACAGGTGAGACTTTAAAAGAAGCACTCGTCAATGCTAAATGGAAACTTGACCGACAGATTATTGTCGGAGTATACGACAGTTCGGGTTATGTCGATGCCGGAGGAACTTCACACTATCTTATCGGCTATAATGATCCGAAGTCATTAAATTTCGGTGACACCCGTCCCGATAATGAACCGCTCGTAAAGACTGAAGAGGTTTGCGAATATCTTATTTATCTTCTCTATCGCTACATAGACAAGCTCCCTGAACGCTTTAAGGGGAACTACATAAAGACACACAGGGCTAAGAGCCTTATCGATTCTATTAATAATTTCATATCAAACTTATGACACTCAAATCAGTTCTTCAGAAAAAAGTCGACACTTTTGTCGCAGAATCCCGGATCAACTCCGAGGTAATCTATGATAAGCTGCAAAACAGGGTCATTGACGATTTTATCATCCCTTCACAGCTTATAACGTTCACACCCGATTATGGAGGTGTAGGCACTATCATTAAAGAAGATGAGGATGTGCATATATGGTCACTGACACCAAATTCAGCTTATCAGGTAGCCGATCGCTTAGGACTTCCTCAGACGTGGTGCTCAAAAGGTGTGACAGGATCAAAATACCAGCAGGAATCAGTGTCTTTTGCTATGAACCGTTACATTGAAAACTATGCCGGGAAGGATGATCGTTTTCTTTTCCGTAATGTAGGTGGTCAGGTCAGGGGCTTCCTCTCCACTTCTTACAAAAGACTGAACACCAAAGAAATCTTCCTTATGTTTATTACTGTTGCAGAAGAACTCGGACTTCCGCTTGTTGGCGCTTATGAGGGCAGTTCCAGAGATTACTTAGAAGTCCTTGACCCTGTGATTTTTGATATTGATACCCCGAACAACGGGATAGTGTCTTACGCACGCGGGATGCTTCTTAAAAACTCTGACTTCGGAGATGGCAAACTTGAACTCCGGTCATACTGGAAAAAAGCCGTCTGCCTGAATGGGGCAATAGGGCACTCATACCTCAAAGAAATTCATTTGGGATCAAGGCTTCCACAGGAATTCATGTTCTCCATAGAAACTATCAATAAAGACACCGAGACACGAGCATTGATGGTTCGTGACGCTATGAAATATGTCTTTTCTCCGAAAGCATTGGAGTTTGAATCGAAGCAGATATGTGAGGCTTCAGAGACTAAGGTCGAACTTAAGCCTATGATAGAACGCCTTCCGAAACTCGGTGTATCGAAGTCTGAAACAAAGATAGTCGAAGAAATACTCCTTAAGCACAGCGAAGACGATGGAATCTATGGTAATCCTTCGATGTATCTTTTCGCTAATGCCGTTTCCGCTATGGCACGAACAGCAAATCCTGAACGTTCACGTGAGCTTCAGCAGATAGCAGGAAACTTTATCTTCACACGCAAACCCGATGAGCTGTTATGAAAACAAAGGATTTTCTTAACCACTATAAACACGCAGTCAAAGAGGTAAGGACTGTGACAAAAAGGATCATGCTATCAAACATGATCTCTCAGAACCTCGATGACCTGCTTAAAGGCTGTGAGAAAGAGCCGTGGCCATATTCGGCTTATGGATTAAGAATAAAAATTCCCAACATAGCGCTTTTCGAGAACAGAGTCAAAAAGTTTCGTAAAATCTTCCATCAGTCACCACATGTCGAAATCAACAAAGAGTATATGGTTGCCAGTTTTTGGCTAAGGCCAAAAATGGGTGACTTATACGGTGAATCTATTCTGCTCGAGCTTATGGTAGGCAACACCGAGAAATGCGATATTGAGGTTATCAAAGAAGAAGTTGAAGTCACTAAGCTGACTGGCTACTGCAAACAACTCAAAGAGATGCTTGAAGCTTGACGGTTCTAAGTCCGTGTAAAATGTGGAGACAGCCCTTCGGGGCTGGAAACATACCAATTATAATATGCGCCCAAAACCAAATAAACACGGTGTCTATTGTGAATATACAAAGACAATAACTATCGGTAAGGATAATTACCACGAGCCACATTGCCATATAAGAATAGTAATGTTAAGCGAAACAGAGTGGGTCGGTGCAACGGATTTTGAAACTAACAAGATGAAATGGAGTTGTCAAGGAATGTCATCTCCGGTAACTTCAGAACCATTATTTGCATCAGAAGAACTTCTTGTAAAATACTATTCAAAAGAATTACTTGACCGTTATCTGAGGATTTGTGGTCGTGGTGATACTTCGGTTGACAAGATAATTGACCAGCTCGAAGAACTTGCTGATGCCAAGCCTGTAAAACAATTAAAACTATTTTAAGATGTACGACTGGATAGAATTCGTGATCTGTTACGGTGAGGGATTTACTTCACAACAGATAAAAGAACTTCAAGACCTGAGGAAAGTAGAGGTTGCGTTCACCCGACAGCTTATTCTATATTTTGCCAACAAGTATAAAAAAGAGTGTGGAGGCTCACTGAAGAATATAGGTTCTCGTTATGGCAAAAATCATTCAACAGTTCTTCATGCAATTAAAGTCATAGAAAACTATATTGAAACTGACAAGACTAAGTGCGCCAAGATAAAATACTACGAGCAACTTATCGGTTCAATTTACCTTTTAGTTCCTAAGAACGAAGCTATACAGAAACAGCTTATCCCGCTTGAAAACGAAATCTCATACCTTGAACAACGTGTAATAAACCTTCAACTTACCTTGTCCTTTCTTAAAAAGGAATCTGATAAGATTAAGGAGAATAACTTATAAACATTTTAAACAAACTCGTTTTTTTATTGAAAATTTTTTTATATATTTATATCATGAAAGAGAGAGTGGTTTATATTGTCTCATCATCAAAAGGAGGTGAGAAGTTTTCCAATATGTTTTTGCCAAAAGAGTTTTATTTAATAAAAACCCTTCTCAATGAAGGCCATGTCATTACTTTAATTAGTAGACAGAAGCTTTCTGAGAAATTTTACAAAATTCTATTCACATGAAAGACGAGATCGAAGTAATTGAGGTGCAGCCTGTCTCAGTGACAGAAGCACAGACACGTGCGGACATTGATATTGCTATCAGTACCGCTAAGAAGTACCCACGAAACACACAACGTGCTATTGATAATGTCATAGCGCTTGTCTCCAAAGATGTGGAGATAGCCAAGACGTGTGTTTATTCACTGCCGAGAGCCGGAAAAGAGATTGACGGCCCCTCGGTACACCTTGCACGAATAGTTGCAAGTGAATATGGAAACCTGAGGGTTGAAGCAAAGATCGTTGAGATAGGCGATAAAATGCTTACGGCACAGGCAACAGCTTTTGACCTTCAGAGCAACTATGCAGTAAGGACAGAAGTAAAGCGGAGGATCACAGACCGTAATGGGCAAAAATTCACAGACGACATGATTATTGTCACAGCCAATGCTGCCCTTGCAATAGCTTCACGTAATGCTATCTTTCAGGTCGTCCCCGCAACCGTTACGACAAAAGTCTATTCCGCAGCTCAGAAAGCTATTGTCGGTAATCTTTCAACCGAACAGAAACTCATAAAAAGAAGGAAAGAGCTGCTTGATGGCTATCTCGATACATGGAACGTTACTGAAGCGGAAATACTTTCTTGCCTTGGTATCGAAACTGTCAACCAGATCAAAGAACCGCAGATCGTTAAATTGATAGGACTGGCAAATGCTATCAACGATGGAGATACTACTATTGCTGAAGCGTTTGGAAGGAACGTATCTACTCAGCCATCAGAGACAAAGAAAAAGGTAGATGAAGCTATTAAGTTAGCACAGGAGAGGCGTAAGCCAAATCAAAAACCGGAAAATGAAGGTTTGCCGGATGTAATTAAAGAACAGTTGAAGAAAGAATCTGAACAACAGAAATTGATATGAATGAAACTAATTTAAACCAGAGAAAATCCAGCATAGGAGGGAGTGAAGTAGCTGCCATACTTGGTTTAGACAACTACTCTTCGCCTTATCAGGTATGGCTTAATAAAACCGGAAGGGGTGAAGAAACGGAAGATAACAAGTATATGGAAGCCGGGAGGATTCTTGAATCAGCTGTTGCTGAATTCTTCCAGATACGAACTGGCTATAAGCTTATCAAATCCAGTGGTGGCACTAAATATACCCATCCCGACTATCCTTTTGCCACGGGAACGCCTGACCGGAAATACATAGGCTCTAAGATAGGCCGATCAATCCTTGAATGTAAGACCACACAGGCTAATCTGGATGACCCGCTTCAGGCTTGGTTTGTTCAGCTCCAGTGGTATCTTGGTATAGTGGGATTTAACAACGGATCAATAGCTTGGCTTGAACGTGGAGTTGATTTCAAATACCGGGAATACGAATTCGACTCTGAGTTTTTTAATTACGTCATGGATATTGTCGCAGACTTTTGGACAAATAATGTCCAGAAAGACATACCGCCCGAACCGATCAATGTCGAGGATCTGAACAGGATGTATAAAAGACACCGTGAAGGAGATTTTATTCAAGCCACTGACGAGATTAAAGTAACCTGTGACCTTCTAAAATCTATTAACGAACAACTCAAGGAGCTTGAACAGAAGAAAGAAGATTACATTAATTCCCTGAAAATGGTTATGAGGGATGCTGAGGGTATTGTTTTAGGACAGATACCGCTTGTCACATGGAAGACATCAAAGCCTAGCCTTATTTTCGACAAGGATAGATTCAAACTGGAGAACCCGGAATTGTACTCCAACTATTTGATTGAGAAAGAAGGAACACGAAGATTTCTTATAAAATGAAAGAAGCACCATATTTTTCACATGATGCCGATGCAAGGAATGACCTGAAGATTAAATCCCTTATCAAGAAATATACTATAGAAGGGTATGGAATCTATTGGGTCATCCTTGAATTGATGCGCGTTGAGGATTCTTATAAGCTCGAACTCAAAGAGTATGTCATCAATGGGATTGCCGATTCAATCTACCATGATTATGACTGGACTTATGAATTCATAAAGTATTGTGTGGCTATTGAGCTTTTTGAAGTCGATGAGAATAATTCTCTTTACTCACGTTCTTTTTTAGAACGTATGGCGATGAAGGATGCTGTAAGGGAAAAGAAACGCCTTGCCGGACTTAGAAGTGGTGAAGTAAGGAAAAAGACCGAACAGCCGATGATCATCAGTTCAGCAGCTGTTGAACAGAATGAAAACAAAGATGAGGCTGTTGTTGAACACGAAGAAAGCATAAGCCAGCCAGTTGTTCAGCACATAAATAACACATATTCAACACAATTGAACACATGTTCAACAAAGAAAGAAATAAAAGAAGAAAAAGAAAGTAAAGAAACTAAAATAAAAGAAAGAATTAAAGAATTTGAATTAAAAGTCAAATCTCTTAACTATCCTGAAAACATCTTACATGACTTTTTCATGTATTGGTCTGAAATGAATAAGTCTGGCACAAAAATGCGATGGGAACTTCAGGAAACCTTTGATATTGAAAGACGTGTTCAATACTGGATGCGACGATCTGACACCTTTGACAAGGCCGACAAACGCAAACTATTCTACTGATGAAAGACAAAGATTATCAAACTTATGCGACTTATAAGATCAGTGAGATACCTATAAGTATTCTAAAGCACGTTATTAATGTTTTTGTCGATTATGCAGCATTGAATCTTGGCACTTCAGCAGACAAAGAAAATGTTGACAGGATCATTGAATATATTCAAATGAACGAGTTTAATTCACTTCCGCTTTCTGTAATAGCTTCTGCTTTTATGAGGGGATCACTTGGTAAGCTTAAGAATGATAATACCAAACTAACACCTCGTAACATTTATGAGTGGATATGTGAAGTGAGCGTTGAATACGGGCAGAAAATGGAACACCAAAACCGATTGAGACAGAAATCAGAAAAGACCTTTGACCTTAATAAATACCCCGTAGGAATGGCAATGCTCTGGAAGATTGACCTTATAAATTCAGGAGCAATAAATGATGATGACTGGGATCAGATTGACCCAAAAATAGTTGCTGATATGATAGCAAGGGGAGAACATCCTACACTTGCAGATTTTGGAATAAAAAACAGAAGAAATGAAATATAAAATATATCCCCCGGACAAAGAGAAAATCCGAAAATATGTAAAGAAGAAAGAAGCAGAAGGTAGTTTTTCACTTACTGACTTCGCTTGGTGGATTGTACTTAACGCTAAATATCATGAAAATAAATGAGTTTCCAATAGATGAACTTGTAAAAATGGCTTGTGATAACCAAATGATCACCGAAGATGAATACTATGGTGAATCACAGAACAGAAATTGCGCCACAGCACGACAGATGGTATGTTTTATCTTGCGAGAAAAAGGATTCAATAACCAAAAGATAAGTGATCTGACAGGGTTTACAATACCTCGCATATTAAACTCCATTCATTCACTCAACCATAAAAGCGCAAAAGTTAATTATAAGCTTGAACAGTTAAAACGTAAGTTCAATGAAATCTATTTCACTGCCTAACCTTAAAAATAAAGTTCAAGCCGTAGTTAATGAATATATCCGTAAAAGAGATAGTGACTTCGGGTACTTTAAATGAATTTCATGCGGAAAACTTAAGAGTATTGAGTTTATGGATGCCGGACATTATTATTCTACAAAAATGTATGATGGACTTCGTTTTAATGAGGATAATATTCATGGACAATGTAAATACTGTAATAAGTTTTTATATGGTAATACAGTAAACTACAGGGATAACTTGTTTTTTAAGATAGGGCCGGAGAGGTTTGAAAAGCTTAAAAAAGCTGCCGAAAAATACAAAAGGGATGGTTATAAGTGGTCAATGGATGAGCTTGAAAAAATTATGGAAGAATTTAAACAAAAAATCAAAGAGCATGAAAAAACGTGATTGGCTGTATTTTATACTGCTGCTTTTACTATTCGTATTAATGGTTATTTGGTTCGGATAATGCATAAATTTAATTTAAACTTGATATAAAATGTATGATGATGAAATATACGAAAAACAAAGCGATGCTGAAGGCTGTTTTATGGCAGTAATCTACGGGGTGATTGCACTGGCCGCGCTTGGTATTATGGCAATAGTCTTACTTTGGATAACAGTCTGGAAGACATGAAAACGAACCTGAAATACCTGCTTATCCTTTCAGCAATGATAGGATTCCTCATTGTTCTTGCACTTATTTTTATGGGTTGCGAGAAAGTAGAAGATGAATACTGTTGGCATTGCCAGATAGCTGTTTATTACCGGACAGCACGATATACTGAAATTAAGTATGTCTATAAAGATACTTGCGGATTTTCCGAAACTGATGCTCGGAAATATGAAAGGCTGAAAACCACAAGTCCGAGAGTTGTTAATAATTGTGGTGATAGACGATGGATGGAATGTATTTGTGTTAAAAATAATTAATATCATGGAAATAAAAAAAGGATTTAAAGCCTTTAACAAAGGGCTTAAATGTCAGAATTTGCAGTATGAAGAAAATACTGATTATGAAATTAAAGAAGAACCTATTTTGTGTGAAAGAGGATTCCATTATTGCGAGAACCCACTTGATACGCTTAATTATTATGATTTATGTGATTCTGAGTTTGCCGAGATAGAGGATTCGGGAAAAACAAAATCAGATTCGACTAAGAGTGTAACTAATAAAATCAAGATAAAAGCAAAACTGGATTTATCTGGTTTTATCAAAGCATCTTTTGATTTTCTATGGAAGAATTGTGATTACAGTCAGCTCGCAGCCTCCGGTTATTCTAGTAAGCTCGCAGCCTCCGGTGATTACAGTAAGCTCGCAGCCTCCGGTGATTACAGTAAGCTCGCAGCCTCCGGTGATTCTAGTCAGCTCGCAGCCTCCGGTGATTATAGTAAGCTCGCAGCCTCCGGTGATTCTAGTAAGCTCGCAGCCTCCGGTGATTACAGTAAGCTCGCAGCCTCCGGTGATTCTAGTCAGCTCGCAGCCTCCGGTTATTCTAGTCAGCTCGCAGCCTCCGGTGATTCTAGTAAGCTCGCAGCCTCCGGTGATTCTAGTAAGCTCGCAGCCTCCGGTGATTACAGTAAGCTCGCAGCCTCCGGTGATT